CGACAGGAGGTGCTGCAATGAATGCAACGATAAAACATGCTGCTGCTGTGAGTAAGCATGGAATCATGAGTACACCGAACCATCCAACATAAATTCTGTTGTCTGTTGAGGTTACCCATTGACAGAACTCAGACCATCCTGAAAGGAGTCCTTGTTCTTTCCTTGAAAGAGTTGTCATTTAATAAGACGTTTGTAAGTAGGGCATGAAGGGTACATGCGAAACTTATTTCCTGTAATCCCTCACTACAGGATAAAAAGACTAAGTATTATACTGCCTATAGGTCTTGGTTTGAGAGCAGTTTTCCAAAGGAGGGCGATCTTTCGAGTCCTATGAAATGTGTTGAGATCAAGATCTCACTCATGTTATTTATAGTAACATAACTTTACACCTTTGTCAACTATCTATCGTCTGCTGCTCTATTTTCTGAGTAATGAACATCGAAATCCCCACCGGGGTAACGCTTCTTGAGTTTTTCTACGTTGCCTTCTATGACCTCATCAAGGGTCACATTCAAGGCAGCACATGCTTGCATCACGTACCACATAACGTCACCCAACTCAATAATAAGATGCTCTCTATTATCGATGTTCCAAGGTTTACCTTGAAATATAACTTTCTTGACGATCTCCATAAACTCACCACCTTCAGCACTAATACCAACGGAAGCAGTAAGAAGACGCTCAATATGGGCACCCTTTCCATCAAGGGAACTAAGACTTTCAATAAACGATTGATAATTCTTACTGGGATCGGATGTGACACCATCCACGAATACAGCATACTTATCCAAGTCCACTTTGGCATAGGTTTTATGTGGTTGGTTATCCTTGTGTGTTTGAAAATCTCCGGACATAATCACTCCAATTTTGTTTTATTATAGCACAGTAATTGACTTTGTAAGTTTTCATTACATCAGCGTAAGATTTAGAACTTCCAGTCATTGAATTTTGCTTTGGAATCTTGAGAAGGTGATGTATGAGTGTCCACATTCGTGTCTAAGATGTCATCCTGTGCTTCTTGTTCACAATCATACAATCTCATCTTTGGTCTGTCAATACCTACAACAAATCTTTTGTTATATGTCGGATCATTGTACCTATTCTTGAGTTGTTTGACCATAATTTGACCTAGTTCTTCTAGTTCATCACTACTGATAAGTGCAATCATAAGGTCAGCAGTTGCAGGGAGACCAAATGATTCTGATGTATCTGTAAGATCAGGGTCTGTGCTAGTAAAACCACTTCTTGTAGTCTGAGTTGCAGAGAAGATCGGTACATCAAATTCTACAGCAAGACCACGAAGTTCTTCTGCTATTGCTTTGACATAATTGTATGAGTTTACATTGACTGCACTTCTATATCTTGATGATGCACAGATGTTTAGATAATCAATGAAGATAATATCAGGTATAAAATTTTTCTTGAGTTTGAGTTCACTCAACAATGATCTGAAGTGTCCTACATGTGCAGATGCAGTAGGGTATTCTTTGATGATCAATTTACCCTGAGTTTTTTCTCTGAGTTTGTTTACTTTCTTTTCAAATACAGTCTTAGGTAGTTCTGCAACTTCTTTGATATTTGTATTCAATAGGTTAGCATCAATTCTTTCTGCAATCTTTTCTTCTGCCATCTCGCAGGTAACATACAACACGTTCTTACCTTGTAATAAGACACTAGAAGCATAGTGACACATGAATAGAGACTTACCAACACCTGTCCCTGCAAGTGCAATGTTCAAAGTCTTGTTGGATACACCACCTGCAGTGATCTTATTGAACATCTCAAGGTCAAACTCTATCTTGTTTTCTTTTCTATGATAGTATTCGTATCTTCCTTCTGAATCATCGATATAATCATGACCTACATGCTGATCAAATCCTACTGATAGTGCATCCTTGAGTATGTCTGGTATAGCATCATTACTATGTTTTTCATCTTGTCCATCAGCAATCTGAATACTCTTCATCAATGCAAGATATATTGCTCTCTCTTTACACCATGACTCTGTGGTATCTTCTGCCCATGCTCTCTCAGATGTTGACTCATGCAAAGCATCAATCAAGTTCTCAACCAGAGAAAACTCATCTTGTGTAAGATCGTCACGTTTCTCTGCCTCGATATGAAGAACTTCTCTAGTAGGAAGTCCATCATATGCTTTGACATATTCTGCAATTTGTTGAAATACTACACGATCAGTTCTCTCTTCAAAGTATTCGTCACGAATAAATGGGAGAACCTTACGAGCATATACTTCATCGTGAAGTAGATTACTCAGAATCGTTAGTGGTACTCTCTCCGTTTCCATAACTAAAAGTTTGTTTTGCAACAGTGTCAATTTGTTCTAATACTTCTTGGGTGAAGTATTTCTCAGGGTTCTTGAGTATCTCAGAACCATATATTTTTTTGCCATCAACTTCATAACGAGTTGAGACTTTCTTCCAAATCCCACCTTTCTCAGCAAGTTCAAGAAGACCATAGTACTTGTCTAGACCACGTTTATCATAGTATAAACGTGTGGCAACCTGTTCGTTCTCCTTGCTTATACGCGACTTAACAACCTTTGCCTTGATAATGTTTCCGACTCTTTCTGTCCCTTCTTTTTCTTGAGATTTAGATAGGTATATGATAGTAGTGGCAGCATACTTGAGACCGCTACCACCGCCCATCTCTTTTGTGGGCATGTAAGAACCGATAACATCATAGGTGTGGTTTAGAACGATAAGTGGGACTTTGGCAATACTGAGTTTCTGTGTTAGAACTCTGAATGCACCTTTTACAAGTTGTGCCTTAGACATGTCACGAACCGACTTACCATCCGCTATATCTTTGGTTTCTTTTTCTGTAGAAAGGTTTCCTAGAGAATCGAGAACCATAAGCATTGGTTGTCGATCTTCCTCTACCTGACTATTATACTTGTCTAGTATTTTATATGCAACATTTCTGAAGTCTTCTACAGTCAAACAGTCAATTGTCAGGAACTGCTTACCTGTGGGGTCCATTCCCCTTTTCTCTAATAGTTCTTTTGTTATAGCACCCTCTGTGTCAAAGTATACAACTCCTCCTTTAGGGTTCTGCTTCATAAAATTATTACAGATAGAAAGGGCAAAGAAAGTTTTGCCCGTTGCTTCTGATCCTGCGATAGCAGTAATTTTATTGTCAGATACACCTCCAAAGATGGATGTGCTACAGAGTGCATTGAAGATATAGGAACCAGTGTCTAGAAAGGAATGTGATTCCTCTAGATTCTTTGACAACTTTGCAGTGTCTTTTCCTATGTCCTTGATTACATCATCAAAAAAGTTCATCAAATTACCATTCCGTGTGTTTCTCGTAGGATCTTTTTGTAAGGACCACCGGGATGTGCATCCCTAGTCTCCTTCACCAACTTCAATTTTTGATATAGGGCGGTGTCTCCGCCAAGAGTCAATGCATTGACAATGACTTCAAGTTCTCTGTCGTTGATTGGTAAATCCAAAATAAATGTCCTGATTCTAAAAGTATAGCACTAAATGAAGAAAGATTCAAGTGTTGCAGTTTTCTCAAGTGACCACCCAATCGCATCTAGAATCGCCCGAACAGGTTCGATAAAAGATTTATTGAATTGTAAATCGTAGTCGATATATTTTTGTAACCCTAACTCACTGGGAAATTGGTTGATAAACGAAATAACATTTTCATGAATCGGATTGGGTTTCTTGAGGTAAACAAACTTTATCTTTTCGCCATTGTTTATCATATTATACTTATTATCTAGTTTATTTTTCTTTATGTGATAATTGAAAAGCAAGGATCCCCTAGAATGTATAGGTGTGCCCTTGGAATATATGCTGCTTGCACTTTGATATTTCGTTACATTTGAAACTGATCTAGGGAATGCAATCTCCTCTGCAGGTAACTTCTTGAAGTCTGCTCTTGCCTGCTCTACAAAGTCTATAACATCTTGTTCTGTCTGTGTTAGTATAACTTTCAATGCATCTCTGATAAGAGTCCTGCATGGTGCAGGTGTAGATGATTTGACTGCTTCAATACCCATCATCTTGAGTTTTGGTTCTGCAAATCTTACACCTTCTATGTCCCATGCATTTAGAATATATCTTTTCTTCGCTGTCCATATACCTCTCTCTGCTATTGTCTCACGCTTCATGAACATCTTCTGCTCGTAAGCGTTGACGTACGTGGCCAACGCTTCGTAAGAACTCGAAATATACCTTTCAAGTTCCACATTACAGATCTTGTCAAGGAACCCAACAATGCCTTCAGTAGTCTTCTCTCGTTCTTTGTATATAACTTCAACAAGAGGACCCATGTGCAAATAGATAGAGTCAGTATCACTAGCAATAACATAATCAACCTCCTTAGTTTTTAGTATTTTGTTCATATAGATGTTCATCTTGTTCTCGATCCAACGAATAGAGAACTGACCACCTAAAGTAATTGCTTCAGCGTTTGCCAATTTGTAATAACGGAAATAGTTATTACCGATAGCACCATAGGCAGAGTTGAGTTGAATCTTCTTTGCCATCTGTATATTATTACAGCGAGCAATCTCTCTTTCCAATGCCTTGGTAGGAGACTTCTCATACTCTTGCTTTGCCTTGAGCATCTTCTTCTTGAAGATGACTCTTTCACTGTATATTTTGTCCATTATTTTGGGTAAAAAACCCCTCTTTTTAGTGGTAAATACAGCACCATTTGGACACACAGTGACGTCTTTGAGACCAGATAGATCTACTTCTTCGTTCAATAACTTATCCACACTCACACCACGATATCTTTCATCCAGTAAAGTCTCTGGTGAAATATTATATTGCATTATAAGATGAGGATATAGACTGTTCAAGTCAAAAGACACAACCCAATCATATACACCCGGTTTTGGTTCTTTTACATATGCACCTGCATACCTATCTGCTTTATCTTCATCCTGCTTTGGTGGTATAACAATATTCTTTTTCTTCAAGTCGTTGTAGATAATCATATCCCACATACGAACCTGATAGAATACATCATTGAAGTTGACTTTAGCATCAAATGCCATGGTCACAGCAAGTTCAATCAACTTCATCTTCTCTTCAAGAGCGTCAACAAGTTTTACGTCAACGATGTTGTATTCTACAAACTTCTGCCATCCATTTGTATAGAAATCTTTGAAAGTATCAAACTCATCATGGTCTAATTTCTTCTGTCCTAGTTCTACAGATGCAATGTAGTCCAATCTGTATGACTCTTGTGCCTTGTATGTAAACTTCTTGTACAGATCAAGGTAGTCTAGAACAGTAACACCTGCAATATCATACTGTAGATGACCTCTACCCTGTATGAAGATCTCTTCATGAGTCACTAGACCCCATGGAGATAGTTGCTTTGATGCTTTCTCACCTAGAATACGAGTGATTCTCTTTGCAAGATATGGTATATCGTATAATGTGCAGTTCCACCCTGTCACAATCTCTGGTGTATTCTGTTGCCAGTATACTAGAAATCTTTGTAGCATATCATACTCATCCACACACCTGATATAAGTTACATCCTTATCCTTATTGTCAAAAGGACCAACACCAAAGGTAAGTATCTTCTTTGATGAGAAATCTAGTAATGATATGAGCAACATCTCTTCATCACACTTCTCTACAGAGGGGAATCCATTCTCTGACTTCACCTCAATATCAATCGTGACGAGTTTCATGTTGTTGAGATCAAACTTTATCTCATCTTCTGGATACTTATCTGAAATATATTGATAGATGTATCTACGATTGCCATAGATAGGGAACTTTTCTATATTCTCATGCGATCTTATAAATTCTCTACAATCTCTTACGTTTCCCGGTTTTACCTCACCAACATACTTCCCATCCAAGGTTCTATACTTTGTTTTCTTCTTACTGGGGACAAACAAAGTGGGTTGAAAGTCATCTCTTGATGTAAATGACTTACCATTCTCATACCCACGAACCAGAAAGTCGTTGCCGACCATCTGAACGTTGGTGTAATATCTCATTTTACAGTAATGCTAGGTTTTGCTGTAAGTGTTTGGTACTTATCGAGTTGATCCTTATCAGGTTGCACCATAGTTAGTATACTATCAGAATGAATCATCAATTCTTTCTGTGTTGTAAAACTTGGCCATGATGTCAAGAAATTCTCACCATTCTCTTGCTTCAATTCATATGGTTCTATAAGTTTGCAATCAGGTTCACCCATTTCAGAACCAACTTCCTCTATTCTAGCAATTAGAACAGTGTGGTTTTTCAATAATAATATTTGTATCATGTCAAGGATAGGTTTCTTGAATTTAATTGTAGCACGGTATCCCTTACTTTGTCAATGTAACCACTATTTCTTAGTTCTTTGAACACAAGGTTCTCAAATCCATATTCTCCAAAGGAATCGAGTGATGCCTGCCTTGCTGCTCTTAGTTTCTTCATTATAGCACGTAATCCGACACCATTGTCACTATCCACAAGTCTGTCTATCTTACCTTTGATGTTATTTGTCTTCTTTTCTAGTTCCCTTTCGTCTAGTTCACCATCAAATCGCTGTGGTTCCTGTATAAACCTGTTTTTTAGTAGACTGTAGACACCCTGACTCTTCTTTCTAGTGATTCCGGGTCTCTCAATGTATGGTTCTGCCTGTACACCATAGATTTTTATATCATGAGTCAACTCCCATAGAGTTTTCTTATCCATATAGTAATCATCTATCAATTCTGGGTCACAATCAGGCACATACTTAGGATCTACCACTAAATGCACATCAATGTCAGAATATTTGGTGTAATTATACCCTGCATTACCTCCCAACATCAAAATATCTACGATTCCTGCCTCTGGTATCTCTGCATAGTCTGCAAATGCCTTTCCAAAGTCCATTAATTTCTCTCTGACTATGGATTTTAGACCAGATGGACCCCAAAATACTGGATTTAATTTATCTCTAAACTTCAAAGTCAGACCCTCGTTCAATCGACGAAGATCTGACGCTGAAATGTGTTTTCTTACCCTATTGAACACAACCTAATTGCCTTTTTAGGTATTTAGAGCCACTCCTTACGCTGTCTATGCTCTGGAATGATTCTTTCTATGTCAATAAGAAGTAATCCATCCTCAAAGTTTACGTTCTTGACCTCTAAATCATCAGGTACTGCCCATGATCTACTGAAAGATCTCTGTGCAAGACCACGATGCATGTAGTCAGTGCCCTCTTTCTCAGTTTTCTTACCCTCGATGATCAGTTTACCCTCTTGTGTGTAAACTTTTAGTTCATTTTTCTTGAATCCTGCTAGTGCTACCTCAACTCTATACTCATGATTGGATATCTTTATAGTATTATAAGGTGGGTAGTTAGTATTTTTGAAGTGTTGATCGAAAGTATTGAACCAATCGTCAAATCCGATCATGTTTCTTCTTACTTTGTTGAGATACTGTTCTGTATCTGCTACGGACAAAGTGATTGCATTGTCAAACATAGTGACCTCTTTAGCGTCTGTGAATAATGTCCCCGAAGGCGACACTACTAATTATACACGATGCTTATTTTTGAGGGTACGGTTATTGGGGTTCGG